TTCTTCAAAAAGCTCATTTTCTATCCTCTCATAATCACTTACACATATACTATATTCAATTACTTCTCTATTATTATACACTATTTTTTTCACTTCGTCAAGAGCTTCATAAGGTAAATGTATAGACTTCCTTTTTCCATCTTTTGTCCAAATAGTCAACATCATTTCACTTCATATTTTTCCAAATTCTTTTCAAACTCATGTAGACGTTTCCAAATACTTCTCAGTTCTGTAATGGTTGTCCAATTGTGTAAGAACAATGCGAATCCACCGTGTACTTTTTGAAACGCATTAGATACTTGTACTAATATTCCTAACATTATTGCACCAGTAAACAGACTCGGTCCCATAATCAAATACGGAACAATAATCATAAACTGGTCATAGGTAATCATCCAAGTGTCAAAATAACCATAATGCAAGTACAACCTATGATAGTTAAATCGTATACCTGTAAACAAACTCCATATAGTTTCAGGTTGTGCATAATTTTGTTTATCATCTTCTCCTAATACTAAATCCTTTCTAAACGCTGCTTCTACTTTCTGGTTGTTGTATTCTAGTCCTGGTAGTTTCCAACCAACGAACCATGAAATAATAATACCACCAATTGATACGGCAATTGTAACCCATACTAATGAGCCTGGTATTTCACTAAAGAATGGAATAGTAACATGACTACTTAATCCCCATAGTACAGGAATAAATGCCACCAGTGTCATCACAGCTCTAACTACTTGTAAACCTAATGACTCTACTATTCTAGCAAATCTATTACAATCTTCCTGTATACGTTGAGATGCACCTTCTATTTCTTCTTTAACTGTTCTCCATCTTGGTATATAATCAAACGTAATTGCTTGTCGCCATCGTAGTCCATAAATTCTAGTAAACCAACCTGTTAATACAGCCAGTATTACATAAGGAAATGCCAATACAGCAAACGATGGTTCACCTTCAAAGCCACTAGTCCAATAAGACAGACTGATTAGTTTATCATAAAATAATGCAATACCTTCTGCTGAATTATCTTTATACTCACCAGATGTTTGTAGTAAATTATAGAACCCACCGTACCAAGTGTTTATAGCTACTGTAATCTGTACCTGTATCCATAACGAAGCAATCAGTAAGGCGGCACCACCGTAGGCCCATGCTGCCCATTTTTTACTTCTAAAAAATGCTTTTATCATAATTTTTTAGTTTTCTTCTTTCTCCTCAAATGCTGAAGGTTCATCATCTTCAGGTTCTACTTCTATATCCTCATCTTCTTCCTTTTGTTCAGGTAGTTGTCGTTCATTAGCACTATCGTCATAATAATCTAAATAATCAAATTCTATTTCAGACAAAATATAATCAGTTCTTCTAAAATGTCCATCTCTTACATAAATCAAATCTACAACTTGGCCGGGTTTATAATTAGGCATTAAAATTTCTCTAACATCTAATAAATTATTTACTGGGTGTCCATCTATAGCTACAACAATATCCCAACGCCTCATTCCTTGCGATTTAGCATAACTTTCATCTGTTAAAGAAAACACTACCAGACCAAAAAGGTCTTTAGGTATTTTATTATCAGGGTCTAATTCTTTAAGAGCTTCATAACCAAAAGGATTTAAACCTCTTAAATCTAATTTAAAAGCAGGATATTTTGTCATGCCGGATTCTAACATTTGATTAATTGACCATTTAACTATATCACTCTTAATAGCATATGCTATCCCGCTCCACTGTTTATTGGGCAATAGTAAATAAGTATTTACACCTACAACCCTACCGTGTCTATTGATTAAAGGTCCACCAGAATTCCCTTGATGTATTTCAGCAGAATGTTGTATTGTATTTACATACGGTGTTATTCTTCCTGTTCTTTCTAAATTTGCTAAATGTCCTAAACTAACAGTCCATTGTATTCCCATTGGATGTCCAATAGCAAATACTTCTTCACCAACCTCCCAAGTTTCAGTTTCCATTGTTAAAAACTTTAACGGTAGTAAATAATCTGGCACTTTCATTTGTATTAGTGCCAAATCAGCAATAGGATCTATACCTACAATTTCAGCTGAGTAAAAATTATTATTATGTAAATCATAAAACCATACTCTTAATTCTTCGGCTCTATGAATTACATGATAATTTGTTAATACTAATCCATCTTCGTTTAAAATTATCCCAGAGCCCATACCACCCTGGTTGCCACTAATTAAAACTGTGGCATCTCTAGCGTGTTCGATAATATTTGTATCAATTTCAGCCTTAGCATTATAGGTAACAATTAAACAAACTAATGCTATTATAATAAAATATAGTTTTTTTCCCATTATACTATTTAGTTTCTTCAAAAAAAACTTCTAAACTATTTCTCTGACCATATTTGTAAGCATCTCTCCAACGATACTTCAACTTAATAATCTCTCCTATATTCTTTCTTGTTACTGATCCAGATTCTTTAACAAACTCTGGATATTTTGTGACTAGTTTTCTATGTTCATTATTATACATATCAGCATCACGGTAGTTAGAACAACCACCTTCTTGCCACCACTCAGATTTTTGTGTAAAGATATCAGACATTCTTATCTTATATCCTCTAGTAAGAAACTCTATCTGCCACATACTATCTTGTCCAACATAGGTGTAAATCCAATCTACATCATCAATAAACTTTGATATCAATTCACCATTCATTGTGAAACCAGAAAACATACCCACGTTGTCATGGTGCAGTTTTCCTAGTGGTGGTAATGATGTTTCTCTATGTCCGCATTGTATGTACCCATCATCCAACCAACCATTGAAAGTATCATACATTTCATCAAAGTCAGATTCGGTCATCTTTCTTTTAGAACCTTCCATATCAGATGAACCGGTTGTGTATTTTATGTTTCTTCTATAGAATACCAAGTCATCATCATACAAAGAAAATCTACTCTTACCAACTGTATAAAAAATCTGTCGGCGTGTTTCTGAAAGTCCTATGTTGTCACCAACAACCATATATTCTACATCTCTTTTATGTTTTGGTCGTTCGTGTTCCTGCACAACAAATACAACTTGCTCTTTATGTTTATCTGGCAAATTATCAAAAGTGATTTGATTATTAACTCTACCTAATGTTGGAATATATATCTTCATTTTTTAAAATACATTATTGTGTTTTTGAACCATTTACACCTTCTACCAATAGAATCTCTAAACCGTAGAGATGTTTCTTTTTGATATGACAAACCAAAATTAGAAAACAAGTCAATAACGTAATCATTATTTTGGCAATTAACATGACCTATTCCCTTTTGTCCTATTGTAGCCCAACTAATAATCAAATGTTTATCAACATGATTCACTAAATTATTTGTATAAACAGATTCGTGTTGTTTAGGTATATGTTCGGCAACCTCAAGGGACAAAACCAAATCATACTTACGACCTAAATCAAATGGTATTGATAAATCTTGTTGTTCAGCAAACCCACCAGTAATTTTTTTCACATTTGGGTTACCATCAAACGCATTAAGATATTCTAAATCTTCACAACTATTATAAATTTTTTTAATGTATGATGCGTCACCACAACCAAAATCTACTACCGATTTTACTTTTTCATTTTGACAAAATTCTATTAAGGATTTCTGTAGTTCTTTACTGGTGAGATGTCCTGGAGTTTCGCCTTGCCAAAATCCCTTATCTCTATTTAATTTCTTTGCTGTGCTCATAAACATTCATCCATCATTTTTCTAAACATCTCATAGTATTCATCTTGGCTTGGCAATATCTTTGTATAATTGTTTCTGATATCATTCAGTTGTGTTTCATCTAAAGATAATATTTTTTCTCGTAAGTCCTCAAAGGTACTCACTCGTTGCCAGTCATCAATATTATATGTGTTGTTGATATCATAGTCACCCCATACAAAAGGAACTAGACCAACAGACATTGCTTCTGGATATCTTGATGTTGTTGCTGTCGGGTCTAACCAATTAAAACACAGTGTACACTTGGCACGTTCTATCATTGGGTACAACACCTTCCATTCTTTGATCCACTTCGCATCACGTTTTACACCGGAAGGAAAACCACCAACCAACACAGTCGATATGTCTGGGTCTCTGTACAGTGCCCGAATAGTTTTCTCTCGTTGATTTTTCTCAGACGGTTTCATTCTACCCCAATAGGCAAAGTCTCTATCTTTAGGTGTGTCCATCATCATAGACAATGGGTTCTTTAGTGTCTGGATAAAATGATACTTCATGCCATGTATGTTGGCAGGGAAATCAATCTCATCTATTGTATGAAAGTCACCAAGAGTTACCCCTTTGAAAGTGTTTTCTCTATACAATTGTTCTGTATCACCACGGTCTGACCTCCAGATAATAACTTTCTTACCTTCCATGTATGGGGTAAACTCCTTTACAAAGTTATTTGATGTTTCTAAATCTCTTGGGTCTACTTGCAATTCTCCGTGATATCTAAACTCACTGTCGGATGGTATCACAACAACATCAGCATCTTTGAATACTTCTGGATCTCGTTTTGGTTTAACATTCTTATCAAAACTGAGATTGTATGTTGAGTATTCGTATTGCGGGTTGTCCTTCATCCAACGTACATACAACTCAAAGAAACTATCAAGGACAGTTTCTAAAGGACCTGTGTAAGTCACATTGCTTCTAATTCTTGCACAAACTATCTTCATCGTATAATATCCAATGTATCTATGTTATCACGTTTCCAAACTTCAATTTCTCTCCGTAATCTTCCATCTTCTTTTATGGAGTCATATCGTTTACTTGCTTTTTTCTTCCACCACTTTACTATATTATCTAACTCGTATTTGTCATAGGTATCACTCTTAATAAGCGTTTCTGTTTCTCCTAATAAAAACTCTCGACTATTAGAAAACCCATATGTAGAATTATAAAATCGTTTCTGTGTAGTTATTTCGCCTGCGCTCTTTTTAAACTCCATAAATTTTTGATATGCTTCTTGGTTATGATGTTTAAGTGAATTAGTAATTATACTTATGATTTTACTTTGAGTTCGTAACTTATGACCCGTAATAGGAGTTCCTGCTTCAGTAGTCATAGGTATTAAAGGTTTACCACCATTCTTTTCATAAAACCAATCTCGTATTTCAAAATATACATCATCGTCCAAATTTAAAAACAATTTTGATAAAGTATCGCCTCTATATTTTAGAAAAGGTCTCATACCATCATACATGGACATACCTTTTATATTTCCATAAAGCGAGGTAGTCTCGAACAAACAAAATGGACCACCATACTTTTTATTCATTCTTCGTCTAATTTCATGTGAACAACAAATAGCAGCCATCAACTTACCGCCTAGATAATTATACCCAAATGGTTGTGCTGGTACTATTACAAATCCCATGATAGTAGAGTCATTGAATCTGCTCATTTCTGCTTTATCTTGTCCATTCAATGGACGACCCAGCCAATCATTTCTTGGCTTGGCATTAATAAGAGGTGATGCTAATTTAATGAATCCACAAATCTTTCCAGTGTTCTTTTCTTGTACACAGATTTTAGTAACACGTGCGGGAGGATCATCTGGAGTAAAGCTAGCAGTCATCTCCAATAGATTCTCAAAAACTTCTCTAGTTCTTGTGACTACTTCAAACTCCATATCTTCGGGGTGCATGTCCCAAGCTTGAAATAAATCATCTTCAGGACCCATACCGAAAAGTGGAGTTGGGAATTTTTTGATACGTTCTATTTTTCTTTTTCTAAAGTATTCATCTATACGATTAAAACTGTTGAAAAAATTTACTAGTTTATCAGCTGCCCAATATGTTTCTTTTTCACTTAATATCATCCAAATAACGCTTCTAGTGTTCGTTGTGTGCCATAACTTCTATCTACTTGCCATTGTATTTTGTCTAGAATAAAAGTCAACGGTTCGACAAAACTTTTGTCAAACATAACTTCATAATTTATTGCTGAATTCAAATCAAACTCTCTAGGTAGTCTTGTCTTAAACGATACAACATTCGTTTGAATTATATTTGGAGTTCGTAATTCTACAAATTTTATTTTATCGCCTTCTTGAATATTAGGATACTTGTGAGTAACCTTATGTTTTTTCAAAAAGAAATTATACATCAAAGCACCCTTGACGTGCATGGGTGTACTCTTTTTATAAACAGTTGTGGAGTCTCCCCACTTTTTTAAACCTTTACATGACCTAGGATAAGCAATCATTTCTGGAGGCATATTCATAAATTCTTTTCTGAATTCTTGAATAAACTCATTTAGAGATTTTTCATCTTCATTAAGTATTAGCTTTATAGCTTCTTTAATTTTATCACGACAAGGTTCTGGCGTTGATGACTTTACAGCCTCAATGCCCATTATTTTTAATTGAGGTTCATTATATCGTACACCTTCACTGTCATGGACATTTAGAATATATCTTTTCTTGGCAGTCCAGATACCTTTGTCGGCAATGACTTCTCTAGCCATCTCCATCTTCTGCTCATATGCTTTTACATATTCGGCAAGGTCTCGATAAGATTTATCAATAAACGGCTCAATTTTTTCTTTAGCCACCGTATCGAGAAAGGATACAATTCTTTCTTTTGATACATCATCTCTACCATTAAAAGATTTATGTACCAATTCATCAAAAGAAACATATATTGAGTCCGTATCTGATGCAATGATGTAATCTTCATTTTCTGTTTCCAATATTTTATTCAAATAACCATTTACAGCATTTTCAATCCAACGAATAGATAACTGACCTGCCGTTGTTATAGCAGTAGCCAATCTCGTATCATAATATCTAAAATACTGATTACCAATAGCACCATAAGCACTATTCAACGCAATCTTTCTAGCCATCTGTATGTTATTATATTTAGATATCTCATTCAAATACTTTGGCTCTTTTGATTTTTGATAATTATTTTTAGCGTCTAAAGTCCATTGTTTAAACTTAACACGGTCTGTATAAAATTTCTCCATTAAAGCAGGAAGAAATCCTTGTCTATCTTTTATAAAACGTGCTCCATTTGGAGTCACTGTAAATCCATCATCAGGAATATCTACTTCTTTATTTAACATCTTGTCTACATTAACTACTCCATTACCTTCTCTGGCTATAGTTTCTGTAGAAATATTATATTGCATAATCAAATGTGGGTATAGACTATTCAAATCAAAAGACATTACCCAATTGTGCAACCCCGTTTGAGGATCTTTTACATAAGCACCTTCATACTTTGCATCTTTTCTTTGTGATGAATTCATTGGCACAACTACATTATGCTCTTTAAGATAATTATAGATAATTACATCCCACATACGAACTTGAGAATGCACATCGTGTGGATTTATCTTCGCCTCATAAGCCATAGTAAGATGTAATTCTATCAATTTCATCTTATCTTCTAACCTATCGACCAACTCTACGTCTTGAATATTATAATCAACAAAGGATTGATAATCATTAGTATACCAATCTTTAAAAGTCTCATGTGGGTTTTCATGTTTAGCTTCACCCAACTCGACATATGCAATATGATTGAGTGCATAGGACTCTTGGTTGGTATAGGTATATTTTCTATACAAGTCTATATAGTCTAATGATGATACTCCTAAAATATCATACGTTTGTAATTCTCGATTAGCAATATACGTTCTCTGTGCATGCACAACTTTCCAAGGAGATAGTCTATTCAGCTCATCTTCACCTAGAATTTTTGTTATGCGATTACACAGATAAGGAATATCAAAGAACTTTGTATTCCAACCTGTAATGATATCTGGGTCATAATACTCCCAGAATTCTATAAACTTTCTCAGCAGTTCTTTTTCATTATAACACTCAACATACTGAACATCTGAATTATGTACTTCATAAGGATTTACTCCCCAAACCAAAATCTGTTTATTGGATTGATTCTTTACTGTGATACATAACATTTGTTCATCAGCAGCCTGTGGGTCTGGAAAACCATTCTCACACTGAACTTCAATATCTAAAGTTAAAATATTAAGTTTCTTAATGTCCCAATCAATTATACCAGGATAATTATCAGCAATCCAAGTAAATGGATAACGCTCCATTCCATAAACTAATTCAGGTTGTTCATCGTATTGCTCCATAAACGCCCGGGCTTCATATATGCCATCTAGTTTATAAGGAGCTACATACTGTCCTGTTAAAGTAGTATATTCTGTTTTCTTATCTACAGGAACGTAAAGAGTAGGCGCATATTTTATCTTCTGCTTTACTCGTTTACCGTCTTTGAATTCACGAACAAGGAGGTTAGGACCCCGTTGCATTACATTAATATAAAAATTACTCATGATTCCATGGTAACATACAAATATAGATTAGTCAACAAGTAATTTATTTGTTGCGACTTGAATCCCCGAACCGTAATTAGTTCTATATCCATTTTCAATATCATCTGCTGGGTCTGAAGTTGTAACTACCCAATCTCCCGGAATAGAAAATTTTGTACTTTTACTAAATGGTTGCCAAGGCACCATGCCCATTGACATTTCTCTACCTTGAGAAGCTGGCATAGGCATGAGTACCGCTGGCTTTTCTACTATATATCCTGTATCTATTTCTGTCACATCGCCGATAACATCTTCACCGGACTTCATTCTTATCAATTTAATCATATTATTCCACTCGTTTCTTTCCTATATTATATTTCGTTTCTAGAGTCCATTCGTCCTTTTCTTTAAAAGATAATATCTTTATTTGTGATAATGGTGCTCTAGGTTCTGATAACCCTTCAATACTCACAAGTCCCCAATCTTCCAATAAACCAGCTATTGTATTTCTTCGTTCTATATCATTCTGTGTTAGATTAGTTGGCTTACCATCTAACGCAAACAATTCTTTAAAATGTACAATAAAATATCGACCCTGCTTATGTAGAATATGACAAGATTGGTATAAAATTCTTTCTTTTCTAGAAGCAACGCCAATGCGTGATAAGGTTTCTCGGATTTTAAGGAAATCATCAGGTTCTGATAATGTGACCTCAAGCATTAAGCCTGGGTCCCAATCAAGTTCGTCCATGTTTTCCACCTCGATTTATTATTTTTTTTATTTCTTCAATTTGTTCATCATTTAGTATTTCAAGAGCCTGTCTGGCCTTTTCATTATTATATCCATAATACTCTTTGATTGTGTCAAGATTTTTAATCTTGCTGGATCGTAACCATTTTGCAAATCTCTTTTTACGACCTATACTATTTAGAAAAAACTGAAATTGGAGACGCTTATCAAGGTGGTGCATCTTGTTCATTTCATTCACATATAGTATAGTATCAGCAAAAGAACCTAATGCCTTATTTACTATAAAAGCAGGATATTTCCTCTCCCAAAATTCATCTTCACCATCCATCAAATCTACTTTTTCATGGTTTATAGCATTCAAATAATGTTTCAACTGATAAGGTGGTTCGTTTTTCTTCATCGTCCTACATCACTTAAATATTTTTGTTTTGTTTCTGACCAATTCATATAAATTAAATCATCATAAAATAATATGTTATTATTTAATCTATTACTTTCTGTAAGTGATTTAATTCTCTTGCTAGCATATTTTTCTTTCCATATATCTACAAGGTGTTCTGTAGATGTTGGAAATCTTTTAATTAGCATGGGCTCTGTTATCTCTTGTCGGAGAAACTCTGCTGTATTTTCGTATAAATGAGAAAAGTATATACCACGTTGATGCATTGATTCTACATTCTTAATACCTAATTGAGAATATATAAATGTCAACATTCTAAACTTATGGTCTCTTTTGTACTTATTACCTTTATCATTCATAGCATGCCACCATTCCCAATATCGTTCAGGATGATTCTTATGAGTCCATCTCCTACACGCCTTTAAATTTTGTATGTTTGGTTCAAATACAACTTTGCCTGTTGTTTTGCCTCTTTTGTTCCAATACTTCAAATTCTGATACTGAGAAAATGTACCATATAAAGATGTCGTGGTCATACCCACTAATATTTGTTTATATCTTTTCTTCCAATCGTTCTGTACTGTATCAGATAAACATAACAAAGCAAGTAACTTACCACCAACATAATTAAATCCTAGAGGCTGTGTAGGTAATATACTAGACCCAATA